CTACAACAAAACAAAACAACACAATGAACCAACAAAATGCAAGGAACAATGATAGACAACGCGGCCCAAGAAGAGCTGATCGACCTCGTGATCAAGCAAGAAACGTACCGAACAATCAAGAGCATCCTGAAGATCCCAAATGCCCGTCACAACCAGACTTTGAAAATGGTCATCCTAGGAAAATCGTTATCAACCAACGACTCGGTCCTGAAGCGAAAGCGATCATTAAGAAAAACTTTGCAGGATTAGATATGTATCTTAATGACCGTATTGCTCACTCCCATCCACTTGGAGCATATTTGCGCTCACACTTTGAGAAGGCTATGCATTCAATGGTTAAAGGTTTAACTGTTGGAGAAAATGTGGGTCATAATCTTGCTCGTCATATGCGTAATGAACGAGATTATACCTTTGTGACACGTGATTACCTTAGACAGGATATAGCTGATAAAGGTTACAAAAGGTCATATGCTCATAAGAGTGGATTGAAGGAAGATTTGAGCAATTGTCATGCCTCCGGTCATTGGATTAAGAAGTGGTGGTCTGATACTGAACATGCAGTTTGTCCAATAGCCTCCGCTTATGATCAGGTTCGTCATCAGAATTGGAAATCGTCAATTCAGAATGATACTGATATGATAACTTATGACCGACAAGAAGCTTTGAATTGGTGTGAATGTTTAGGCACTGCACGCATATTACATACTGGTGTTGATCCGGATACTAATTTGGTTTGGAATGGAAGACATCAATATCAGATGATGCGATGCCGGGAGTGTAATAGAAATCTTGATTATTCGATTAGTTCTGATGCAGTTTATTATGATGGTGTATTAGAGGAACACGAATTTCGCTTGATAGAAGATAATGCTCAGGTTCTATTTGCCTTCAACGATTATGATTATAATGTTGCTAATGGTGTTAACAGTGGTAGATACGTTGATGATGAAGGCGTTTGGAAATTTGATACTAAGGATGGTAAGATTACTGTACAAGTTAAAGGTAATCCAATTGAGTATCACCATGATATAATTCAAACCGATGGAAAGGATAGTTGGGTAGTAAAAAGTCGATATCCAAACTATTTCCTTATGTTTGATACTCATAGTTCTGTCATGAATGGAGATGTGCCAGTTCGATTGTGTCGCATGACTAAGATTCGCGATCCAATTTCTTATGTGAAGAACGTTTCTCCAATCGATGGAACCCCAGCTAGATCAAATTTCTTCCGCTTACCTGTTAAACCTGATATCCAAATTAATCTATTAGATGCTAGAACTCCTGGAGATTTGAGAATAGAAATGAATGTTGAACCTATTGTTAATGTTGTAAAGGATTCAGCAGCTAGATTATTTGATATGGTGATAGAAAACTTTAAGAGCCGAAACGAGAAGTTAGTTTATGATCCAAAAGAGAAAACTGTTACCTTATTGAGATGGAGAGAAAATATTTTTGGTTGTAAATACCAATTAAAACCCTTGACGGCTACAGCATCCCATTTAACATATGTGCTTGGTAGAACTATGCTGATGAATAAGACTCAAAATGTAGTCATGGGTTTTAAGAAAGTTACTAATGAGGTAGAACTGCTTATGAATGATCCTACTTCTGAATTTTACACTCAAGATAAGTATGAGCAGATCATTCGTTATCACCAATTATGTGAAGCATATCAAATTGGTGATGTTATTAGTGCAGTTTGGTCAATTGATATAGGCCAGAATCATCTTTATAGTCATGCTAAACAATTGGCTGCAGATACTATGGATGGAATAAAACTAACCTATATGAACACTATTAGATGGCTATGTGTTCATAAATGCTTAAATTGGGTAGCGTTGTTAATGATTTTTGCGCTTTTGTTCTTTGGTTACCGAATTCTAGGCAATTGGATAAGATGTTTATTTGCTAGGTGTGATAATGGTGAGTGGGCAGCATTAAATCATGCAATAGATGATTTAGTTGGACCCGCAATTGCTGCTGGAATAACTATGATAGGCATTAAACGCAAACTGAATGTGAAATCACGGC